AAGGGTCAGGGGTGTCCGTGTGCTACTAAAAAACCGCCCCCCTTTGCTTGAATTGCATGGAGTGCATAAAGTCTGCAAATTCCACTCGTCATCTGTGCCCCCTGCCTGTCTGCTGATTATGTGATCAACTGAGTTGCCTTCACCACCACAATGCTGGCATGTGTACCCGTCACGCTGCAAGATACGTTCCCGAATGCGTCGCCACTGGCTTGTGCTGCCATTGTCTCTGAGTGCGCTTGCCATTAGTAGAACCCATGTTTCACGTGAAACGCCCACGCATGGCATGGTGTTTTATAACGTTTTGTTATGTACTTGATTGTTGCGTCAATTTGTCTGAATGGGTCAAGGTCACGGTAATGCGTTGAGCGCATTTGACCTAGTCCATAGTGTGACCCGTTACGTGCAACGTATGACCACCTTGACTCTTTGGTGATGATCGCATTGAAGCATTGGAATTGCTTATAGTCCAACAACCTGGAGTGTGCGTACAACTTCAAATGGTCTTTTGAGTAATTGGCAGCGTTGGCAGTATCTACCCCTTGCACTGCGATAAAGGCTGAAGCGAGAAACACCAGCCATTTTTTATTTATCTTTGTTTTACTTTCAAGATTTAATGAAAGAACTTCATTCTGTTGAAGATTGTTCAAAGGCTTCGTGTGTTGTATGCGTCCAGCGTACACCCCACCTGCAAGCCCTACACGCTCACGCAACGCCAACGACTTGATAACGACTTTATAACGATTTGATAACGTTTTGTTATAAATGCCCGTCCACATTGTGGGTTTGGCTTGTGGATAACTCATTGGTGACCCCAGCCCGTACCCTTGAAAGAAATGCCAAAGGTTGAGTAGACCCGACTCATGTTTGTTCCGCAGCAGATTGGTTGGTTTTCCTCATGGATACTTTTATCCACCTCAACACTGATTTGGCACACCTGGCATTTAAACTCATAGATTGGCATTTGGTGTCCCAACTAGCGCAACGGTCATTGACCCGCATGAGTTGCACTGTATTGTTTCCGTGCCTGGCGGCAATAGATCGGTCACCCTGACAATGGTTTGTTGTGTTTTCTTTTTGCACAATCGGCATTCAAATTGCAGTGTTTCCATAAGTACTCCTAATTAGATTTTCAATTGGCTGAAGATTGACCTGAGTCACCCACCAATTTGGCTGCTTTGAGTGTCTGTACCGTGGCTTTTGAGCCATTGCAACGGGTATCCAGCCCGCAATGAAGTAATGCGGTGACTTGCCCGTCACCAGCACTGCAATGTCTGTTGGTCGGTCGTACTCGTGAATAATCAACTGCCCTGCTAAGTAAGGCGTGTATTTGACCTCAATGCCGTTGCCTACGTCTGCGCGGTCTTTGTACTTTGACTCAAATGGGTCATAGTCAAGATTGAAATACCTGGCAACAACCCATTCACTGGCGATTGTTTCTGCGTACTGCGCAACGTACTCAGGAAAATTCAACTGCGTGTCATAGCGTTTTGCACCGTCAGGGCGTTCGTCCGTGCGTTCAATGCGTACCAATGCAGCCTTGACGCAGGTCACTTCATCTTCATGGGTCAATTGCATTTTCACCTGCAAGCCCCACAAAACCAAAGTATTTTGATACCTGACAAATGCTTCTGATAGCCAAACTCATCTAAGCGTTGCAATGTCTCGCAGTTGTCGCAGCGTTCGACTTTGTACTGAGTCACAACTTCGCCACCTTTGAGCAGTGTTGCCGTCATTGTCTGCGGGTTGATAAGTTCGCAATACTCGCTCATTGGGCACGCCATTTCCCATTTGAACCAAAAACGTACCATTGCGGCTGGCACTGGTTTGCCTTCTCGCGTTCAGGGCAGAAATAGCCAGCCCAGTCGTCACCGTTTTTCTTCTTGCCAGTCTTCCAAAGTCTGTGACCGTGGTTGCACAATGGTGCTTCTTCGACGATCTTACCGCCCAATTGCCCGTCAATCTCAGCAATTGCGTCACGTAAGGTCACGCCGTCGGCTGATGACCCAAATGAAGGTGTTCCTGCCATTTCTGCTTCGCCGGGCGTCTTGTAACTTGCAATTTCGCCGTGCTTGTTCGCCCACGGGTCATAGTCGTCAGCGGTTGATTTGGCTACCTTTGCGCTGAGTGTTTCTACCTTTTCCATGTCCTGGCGGGTTGGGCGCTTGTCCGTACCCAACAACAACCCAATGCAGCGTCCAATGCTGCTTGTGACCGTGTCCTCTACGAAAAATTTCTTCATTTGCACGTTATAGGTCGCCACGTTTCCAAAGGCGTAGTCCACGGCTGAAGGCTTTTCGTCTTCGTACTCTTTGAAAATTTCAGTCTGAACCAGCACAAAACCCTTTTCAGCATTAAATTCAATGATGTTGTTTTGCACGCGTGCAGACGGGTGAGTTTCCCAAAGTCTTTTAATACGAGCGGCGACGTCTTCATAATTGTCCAGGAAGCCCGCCATTTACTTCACCGCCTTGTTTGCAATGTGACGAACCATTGCTTTACGACGGGCAATGCCTTCGCGCTTGCCTTCTTTGAACCCTTTGGCATAGCCAGCCGCAGCGGCTAAAACCATGAGTGAGATAACGCCAACCAAACGCCCCAATGTTGCAGGGTCTAATAGATCAAGAACCATTTGAATTTCTCCCGAATTCTAGGCGGTAACTGCTACCACCTGAAGTTAGGGTGACGCATGATTGGCGCGCCGTCAACTATTAGGCGTGTTTGTCGGCGTGTCTTGTGGCTTTTGCTTTGATTTGAGTCCATTGCTAGCCAACACACCACCCAATGAACCAGTCAGGAAAATAGCCAGGGTTTTGAGTAAGTCAATGAATGCTGCGTCATTGGGCGCTTGTGCGCCGATTGGTTGAGTCACGAAAATCAGTGCATAAGTTATGCCAATTGTGACAATGAGAAAAACCATTGCCAGGGTTGTGCCAATTATCAAAATCAGTTGTGCATGTATTTCTTCGGGTGATTTACGGCGTGCGGGTTTGTTGTACGACTTTTCCAATGATGTCGTCAGTGCATGTTCCAGTAGGGACGCACTGCGGTTTCTGACATTCCGCGTTTGTCCAATTTTCGAATTCCTGGCATTCATAGCGTGTCCAACCCTGGTAACCGCAAGCGGATAGCCCCAGCACTGACCCCAATGCCAGGGCTACCGCAGCAAGTTTTCGGGCTATTTCCCCGTTAACCCGAAACTCTGATCATTTGGGTTGAGCCAGCGCAAAATGACTGGTGCAACCGCGGCGACGCCGCCCATTGCCAATGCCTTTGGGTCAGTCACGCCTGCCATGTAAAGCGCAAGCGCCGCTGCCATAAATGAGCGTGCCCATGAGGCTACGACTGCTTTGGTTTTGTCCATTTTTTTGTCTCCTTCTTTGGTTTATCTGCCGCCTTTGGCATTTCAACAGTTGGAAATTCTCCCTTGTAGGGGACAAATTTTGGAATTCCAAAACCTACGATTTCTTTACCTTCGCCGTATGATCGAACCTTCACCATGACCATGCCGCCATTGCGTTGGTCGCCTGTCCCGCTGGTGTTTCCTTCGATCGTCAAACAAGTCTTTGAGTCAATAAGTCCAACGACAATTCCAATGTGTGAAATGCGGTCAACGCCGTCATGTGGAAAGTCCATGAATGCCAAATAGCCCAATTGTGGAATGTTTGACCAACGTTGCATTTCTTTAAATTTGTGCGCACCTTGTGCAGTGCCAACAACTGAATGAATTTTGACGCCTGCTTGTGCCGCACACCAATTGACAAATGAGCCGCACCAGGGCAGCCCGTTTGCTTTTGTAAATTGACCGTATTTTGTCAGGTTGTCGCCTTCTTCAATTGTGCCAATTTCGGCTTTGGCAACTTCAATCAAACGTGGCGCAGTACCTTCGGCGTAAGTCATTCGTCAGCAACCATTGGTGTGGATTGTTCCGCTTGTCGCGCAAGTTCTTCTTCCCATTGAACTTTTGGTAAAGAACGATATTCGTCATTTCCTAACTCGACAATTACATAGATTTCAGTAAGTCCTGCACCAATATCAACTTCAATTTCTTTTATATTTTGCATTTTATAACTCCGCATTCAAAGCGATATATGAATTGGCATCATTGTTTGTAAATAGAGTTCCTGCTCTACCTGCTGTTTGCCCAGTAATATTGGCAATACTCAGTCTGGTTGAAGTTCGTGTGGAACCCGAAGCGGTCACAGTTGCTGCCGTTGCACCTGCCCCATCATATTGTTCGTAATACAAGGCACCAGCCGTCAAATCAGTTGAGGCAATACGCATCGTCACTGGCAAATACCAAACTGCCTGTGCAGCAGTTGCTGTAGTTGCAACAGTAGCAACCAAAGCCTGATAGTTAGCACTTCCGCTAGTGCGGTAGTAGTACCTTTGACAAGCGGCTAATTCTCCTTGGATTGTTGCCCCAGCACGTGAGAATTGTGTCGCTACTGCGCCAACCTCAATCTGTATGCCAGTCACTTCAAAGTAATCTGCTGCTCCAGCAGTACCAGAAGGCGTATAATAAAATCCTACGCCTAATTGCGTGGTTGTTCCAGGCAATGTTGTACTGTAAGTAAAACGTTGCCAAGTAGTCGTTAATGTAATGTTTTGGGCAATTGGTCTTGTTTCACTTGTAAAACCGTTAATGATAGTTTGGTCTGTGCCGCTTCCTTGTGCTAAAAAGATTGATAAAGCCGAAGAAGCAGAAGAGTAGTTAGCCCCAGCGCGGGCGTAAAAACTAAAGGAAATGGTTTTGCCTGCATAAGGAATTGAATTTACTGACTCAAATGATGAGACAAGATAAGGAATAGCCGTGCCAGTTTGTCCAGATGTGCGTTGAACCCTTGCGCAGTATTGGATAAATGGAAGGTTTGTAGTGTCTCCAGTTGCTTGTCGAGATACTGTTCCTGTGTTGGAACTATAACCAACCCATCTATCGGCTGTGTAATTACTTGCAGAAGCGACCAAAGCAACCGATGTTCCTCGTTGCCAAATGTCAAAGCCGCCATTGATACAAGCGTTCTTACCTGCTGCAAGTGAACCTTGATAGCGCAAACCTGTTGAAGTGGAACTATCTGCTACAAGTGTCTCGCCGTTGTTGCCTACTGCTAAGCGAGCAGGTACGTCGCTACCTGTTGCCGAAATTAAATCGCCTTTCGCGTCCACAATGGTATTTTGAATTGCGTTTGCGTCGTCTGAAGTCACCCATGTGAAGTCCATGTCGGTGTTTGACGCTTTAGACAAAACCTGACCTGAGGTGCCGCCTTTGAGGTCTGCCAATGATGTGTCAACGGCTTGTCCAAATGTTTCAAAATCGGCGGGCAGGTCTGTGACCAAGTCCGTCGAAGTGGGCATTTGCCACCCGAAATTACTGGTTGGGTTTGTCATGTTTTCTCCTTATCAAGTGACAATTGTTGCACGTGCCCAATCAAGCGTTGGCGACACGCCCGACCAGGTGAAAGTGTTTGAGATTTCGTCCCACTGCAATGCCTGCAATGAGTAAGCCGTAGGTGAAACAATCAGTGAAATTGAAAGGCGGTTATACGACGCCTGGAATGACCAACCTTCAACGAAGCCTTGAAAGATTGAACCCATGTTGCCAGGTAGGTCGTTGATAGCAACGGGCATGCCCATGAAAATTTCAATGAGCGCGTCACGGTCTGAGTTGTCCAATTCGGGGTTTGTCAGGTCAAAAGTTATTTCGCTGAAAATTGGTTGTGGGTTTTTACGGAGTGCCAAATAGAAATTTGCCTGCGCCGTTGCGTCAGTTGAGTTGTGCAAGGTCGTGGTGATGATCTGCGAAAGGCTGCCGTAAGTTGCAATTGAAGTGTCGTCGCTTGCGCTGACTTCGCTGCTGCTGGTTGAGCCGTACTGAATGGTTAGGTTGTTGCGAACGTCGCCTGCGCGGGTTTCAGTGCGCAAGCCTGCTGCACGTGCCTGGTTGGCAGTAAGTTGGACGTAACCGTTGGTTGAAAGGTACTGACTGCGGTGGGTTGCGTCTGCGTAGGAAATAGCACCATTTGCGTCTTCGTAAATGTAACCAAGCCCTGAAGTGGCAAGGCGTGAAACTAGCGAATAAGCGTCTGTGCGGCTGCTAGAACGTGCAGCCAACTCATAATCTCCAGGCGTGTCAATTTCGCCCAAACCTGTGTTTTCAGCCGTTGCCCATGTTGTTGTTGGGTTGTATCCAGCCCATGTGATTGACGGTGCGACCTCTGACCAGTTATTGACCAGTAAGTCAGTCAAAATTGCCAAAATCTGATTACCGTCATAGTCCTTTGAAAGCACGCCATTAGTCAAAGCCTTTGGCAACCGTGCCAATGCGCCCAATGCGGTGATTGAATAAGTCTGCGTGAACATGGTTGAACCCACGTCGCGAACTTCCAACGCAATGTCAACAACTGTGCCGCCGAAAATTGGCACAAATGTTGCGGTTGTATCTTTGACTTGAATTGAAATGCTGGAATTGACGCTCACTGGAATTGCAGTTTGATCAAGGTCAATCAACTGAATGTTGACATAGCCTGCTTGTGCCTGCTCATAAATGTTTGTGCGACCGCTGCGAATGGTCAGGTTTGCCAAAATGGCGTCCGTGTACTCAACGCCGTCAATTGTGACCTTCCAAATCGGTGACCATTGCGTCATGCTATTTGCAGGTTAGTTGCGCCACCTGTGCCGCGATAGTAGGAATTGTTCAAAGTCTCAACAATTGTGCGGGCAGTGCCTTCCTTATCAAACGCGCCTGTTACGGTCAGGTTGATCGTTGTACCCATGCTTTCGGCTTCAGCCTTACGGAACGAACCAGGGTTGAAATTGGAAGAAACAACGTTTGAAGCCGCTGCAGCCGCTGCGGCAGATTTGGCAGCAGTAGAAACGCCGCCGCTTGACGCCGTTGTTGTGCCAGTCGTTGAAGGCGGCGTAATTGTCGGAACTTTTGGAACTGTACCTGAAACGGTTGGTGTTTTAATTGCAGGCACGCTTACGGTTGGCGTTGAAATCTTTGAAACGTTTGGCAAAAATGGAATTGCGTTATAAGCAGAAATCAAAGCGTTTATACCTGCGACCGCGCCTGAAATCAAACCATTCAAAATTTTGACGACCCCAGCAATCACGTCAATGACACCACCGGCGATCTTGCCCGCCACCTGTAAAGCCCCGCCAAGTACCGTGCCAATGATTGGCGCAAGATAAGTCCCAATGTACGTGCCAAAAGTCTTAAAAGTCTCCAGGTTGTCACCAATGGCGTCTTTGACGTATCCGAACGCCTTGACCAGTCCATTGACAATTGGCGTAAAGGTGTTTGTGAGAATGCCGCCCAATGTTGTAATAACACCACCCAAACCATTTGCGTCAAGCGAAAATGATTGTGTGAATTTCTCAACAATTGGAATGACTTTTTCCGAAATCAAAGTTGCCAACTGAAGAACAATTGGAAGTAAGGCTGCGCCAATAGTTGTTTTGGCATTTTCTAGTTGAGCAGTCAAAATTCTTGTACGGTTGGCAAGCCCGTCTGACGTGCGTTCAAAATCGCCTTGTGCTGCTGCGGTTTGTTTGTAGATCAACGCTTGCGCGGCTAAAACCTTTTGTTGCGGTGTAAGTGCATTTTTGGTCGTGTTAACAATTCCCAATTCCAACGCCTGTTGACGCAATGAAGCGTCGTCAAGCAGAACACCGTAGGCACGAAGCGGTTCGGCTTCGCCGCGCAAGGCTGAACCAATTGCGTTGATTGCCTGTTCGGGTGACGTGTTATTGAATGAAGCAAGGTCTGAAGATAGTTTGACAAAGTCAATTGAAAACTTTGAAAGGTCTTGACCTGATAAACCAGCAGCCTTGCCAAATGTGGCAAATGTTGCTGCTGCGTCCAACGCCTGTTGTTTGGTCTGACCCAATGAACCCGCTGCGCCTTCAGCAAACTTTTCAATGTCCTTTGATGTTTTGCCAAATAGCACGCCAACTTTTGAAACTGTTTCTGATAAATCTGAAGCCGCTTTGACCGCGTCAATTCCAATTTTGACTGCCATTGCGCCCGCTGCGGCTGCTGCCGCTGCTAAGGCTGCGCCGACTACCTTGCCAGCCTTGCCCATTTTGTCGCCAAATGTTTCAACGTCTTGTGTGGCGGCTTTGAGCGATTTGTTGAGATTGTCAACGTCGCCAAGAATGGTGAGTTTGAGTGTGCGGTTGCCTGCCATTAGTCGAACCTCTTCACAATCTCGCTAAACCCATTTTCCCAACGTTTGACGATTTCAGGCTGAACGCTTCTAAGTGTTGGATAAATAAACCAACCTCGTGAGCCGCGACCTTCCCGACCTGACCAAACTGGAAATTGCTTGTATTTATTTGAGCCGAATTCATAGCCGCCCCAAAGTTGTTGCGTTGTCCCGCCACCGCTGAGTTTCTGACTAGCGAAACCAAAAGAAATTTCACCAATTTTTGATGACTTTGAAACTTTTGAACCTTCAGCAATTTTGGGTGCAACTCTGTTTTTGGCGCTTGATTTTGCTGCTGAAATGATTTTGCCGCGAACCCATGACGCCAATTCTGAAGAATTTTCTTTGGCTTGTGCAATTGCTTCGTCGTCCATTGCTTTGAAAGAACGGGTAATGGCGCGCAACTCAGCCTTGTCATAGGTAATTGAGTCGCTAGCCATTTTCCCGCCTTTCCAGTATTTCAAGCACTGTCAAAATGTCCTCAGCCGTTTCGAACTGTTCTTTTGGCAAGTTGGTCGCGATCGCCAACTCCCAAACAATTCTGTTTAGGCTTCCGACTGGGTAACTTTTGGGTTTGCGTCACCAACCACAACTTCAGCAATGGTTTCTGTCCACGCTTCAATTGGCTTGATCGGCTTACCAGCGGCTTCACGTTTCATGGCGTGATAGGCAAGAAATACCAAATCGGAAATTCCGATCTTTTCCTGTGCCTGGCTAATGGTGTGCCCTGTGTGCTTTTCCCACTTTACCCACTCAGGTGGCGCAGCCGTATAGGTCGCCTGCGCCCCGTCGTTGTATTCAATTGTTATTGGTAACTTCATTTTGTCTCCCGATTGTTAGATTTTAACTGAATGTTTCAGTAGGTGTTCCCACCACTGTGAATGATAGGTCAACTGTCTGCGCGTCAGGTGCTGAACCGCCGACTGCTGGAAATACTGGCATGACGTTGAATGCAAAAACTGCGCCTGAAACTGCAGTCAAAGAAACCGCCAAAGTTGTGTTTGGTGCAGACTCGCACGCAGACCAAAGTGCCTCGCACAATGAACCTGAAGCGCCCCAGTCGGCAAGCATTGAAACGTCAAATGTCCATTGGTCGTCAATGTGCTTGTATGCCTTGCCGTCAAGTGTTTGATACGTCTCGATTGTTGGTGAGTTTGCAAGTGTCGCGCTAGTCGCCTGCGCGTCGTAATTAGTGGACGCAATCGTCAAAGTGAGATCGCGACCCGTGATGATTGTCGTTGGCACTGTTACTCCTTAAGTCGTCTGTGTGTAGTGTGTTGAAACGTTGATGTCCGCAACGAGCATTGGCGACTGTCCTACTTCAAGAACTGTCGGTTTCTCTATGTTTCCAACAACGTATCCTGCGGGCATAGCCGCAAGAATTCCCATGATTAGTTTTTCCAGGTTATCAAGTGAACCTGCGTTGCTATTTGAAGCAACAATTGCAGTAATTGCAAAATTTAATTGAACCTTTACCTGGCTTTTGCCGATCAAAACAACTTCCATGTACGGTGTTGAAGGCACAACCACAATCGCAGGTGGAATTGGTGCTTCAGGTACGCTTGGATAAACGTTGGCTGAAAGTGATGAAAACGCGTTGGCTAAAGTTGCGCGTGTGTCAGCAATAGTTGAAGCGGTCATTGCACAACTGTTTCAACGTCCAAGTAAGGCATAAGCAAAGTTGAAACTCTGTTGGTCAAACTGCGTCCCATGCGGTAAGGCGTGCTTGTGAAATCAACGCCTTCAATCTGTCCACCAGCCGCGACGCGTGATTGAAAGACTTCAACGCTAACTGCAAGAATTGCAGACTCAATTGCTGGTGTATTTGCATAAATGTCGGCGGCTGAATAACCTGATAGTGTGGCAGTGCCATTTGGAATAATTGCGTTTTTTTCAACGTCTGCACCTGCATTTGCGTAACTGAATGAATAGGGACTGTCTATGACGGTCACAGTTTTTGTGCCATTAAAACCTTGATGACCAATGGCAATGACAACACTTGAACCGACAATAAAATTGTGTGGGCGAACTGTCCATAATTTTGCAACATTGTCTTTTCTTTCATGATAATCAACACCTGATGAATACGCAACCAGCATTGGCAAAATCACCGCTTCACTGGTGTTGATTATTTCGTCCAAATAAGCGTCACTGTATAAGGAAACGGAAACGCCAAGCACGGTGCGCAACTGACTCGCGGTGACAATACTTGGCATTTCCGTTCCTTTCGATCTGCTGCGCTACGTTCGGGAGTGACCGTAGCGCATGACTAGTTGGCTAATTAAGCCTTGTTGAACTTGAACGCGCCTGCACCGATCTTCGTTGCAATTGCGCCGTATCCGTACACCATGACTGAAATCTGACCTGAAGCGATTACGTCTGCGCGTAGTCGGTAGGTTGGTGACTCGTACCATGTGTATGCGTCAGGGTTAACGATAAGCATTGAACCGTCTGTGTCTGTACCTGCTGCAGTGTTTGCAGTTACGTAGAGATCAAGTCCTGCAACGTTTCCACGAATTGAGTCAGGACGAACAACGCCGCCTGCGTTCTGTGGTTGTGCTGCATTGTAAATTGGGCGACCTGAGTCGTTCAGTGTCATGAGGTTTGCCCACTGTGATGTGTTAGCAATGATGTTTTTCGCAAAGCCCTGTGTGCCTGCATAAACTGAAGCAGCACCGCGAGAAACGAAACCAAGCAACTCTGAAGCAGTTGGGTATGTTGAAATTGTTGTGCCGTCAGCAGTTGCACCTGAAATCAACGCTGCATTCACTGCAGTGTCAGTTGCCTTTGCATAAGCAGCAGCCATGTTGTTCAACAATTCGTTGAAGAATAGCGGTGAAGTGCGGTCAAGCAATTCAACTGAGAATGTCTGTTGTCCTGCGTACTTTGCAACGTTAACTGTCACAAATGCTGCAGCCTGGTCAGTCTCTGAAGGTGTGCCTGCTTCTGATGTTGCAGCCACTGTTGGCATTGTTGTGATCTTTGGAATTTCAAAACTCATTCCAGCGTCAGGCAATACACCGCGAGAAATCGCGTCAATGTTTGAACGTGTTGTGTTTGCAAGTCCGTTGATGACTTCAGTCAACTGACGTGTAGGCACTAAACCTGCGTTGTCTGTTGTGTCATCTGCTGCTGCAACGTACTGACGAGCATTCTCGTCACCCATTGAAGCGCGAACTGTGTTTTCTAGGTACTTTGCAGCAGTGAATTCCAGGCGTGGGCGTGTGTATGACCCACCAATTGCTGGCTTCGCTGCAGCGGTGATTGACTGTGCGGCTTCGACCGTCTCGACGGCTTCCGCTGGTGTGACGGTGTTTTCCACTTCGTCTTCTCCTTCTGTTTTTACTTCAGGCTCAATTGTTGAGTCTGAAACTTCATCTTCGCCTTCAGTTGCAGCGACTTCAGCAACGCGGGCAGATCGAATTGCAGGTTCTGACGTCAATGCGACGCCTGTCAACTCACCCTTCAAAATGCGCACTGTTCCGTCTTTTAACGTGTCGTACTCGTCAAAATAAACTTCAACGCTGAAACCGTCACGCAAACCTTCAGCCGCTTCAACCAATGCGTCATTTCCTGCAGTTGTTTCAGCAATTTTGAAAGTTGCGTCAATGCCTTGATCGCTTGACTCAATTGAAAGTGTTTTGCCAATGCGACGTGTGCGGTCATGTTCAAGGTTTAGCAAAACTGCAGTTGGTTCAATTGAACCCGCAGCAAATTGCACCTTGCCAATTGACGCGTTGCCAGTTTCCTCAAATGTCACAATGCGCCCGGTGATTGTGCGACTGTTTGAGTCAGCCGCGGTGATCTGCATTGGTGTGATTACTTTTTTGCTCATAGCAGCATGTCCTCTTCTTCTCTGATTTCGTCAATTGACATTGCGCCAATGCGGTTCAAGATTTCATAAACTTGCGCGCGCTCATAAGGGTTTCCACGTAGGAAGTCGTCCAAATCAAATGAAACGCGGTTGCCTGCAGGTGTAAAGTCCTGGAATGAAAGGCGTTGTTCAATAATTGACATGTAATTGCGGAAAGCAAAGTCAACCAAGTCGCGACGCTTGTCAAGTGCGTTTGCATAAGTAAATGATGATTGTTGGCTATCTGTGAAATACGCAGGCAAACCGCATGCGCGCGCTAACTCCAAAGAAACATAATTGCGTGCTTCATTCAGTTGCAAATTCTTTGGGTCAAACCCGACTGCTTCCATTGTTACGTCAGCATTCAAAAACGCGGTTGATTTATTTGCGCGAGCAGTACGCCATGCGTTTAAAATCTTTGTAACGCGATCTGCTGGCAATGAAGTGCCATTTGATTTTAAAACCATGAGTGGCGTTGGCTCATTTGCAAAATTCAATGAAGCCTTTTCAAGTGCTGCAGCCGCTTTAATTGTACGACCTGCACGCGAAAGCAAACCTTCTTGTGTATTTGGGAAAACAACTAGATTGGACGGGTCAACTGGTGTGCCGTCAATTTCATAACTGTCAATTTCTGTGCCGTTTGCATTTGTTGTGATTGAAACGCGTTCAGGTGCGACACGTTCCATTGCGCGAATTTTCCCAGTGTCGGCGTACCGTTCCATAACCCAGCCATAAGCAGAATTGTGGAAAAACAAATCTGAAATTATCCATGACCAAAATGTTGAGCCAGGGATACGCGGGTCAGGCTGGTTGATGACACGAGGTTGGGTTACTTTCTCACCTGTCGCTTCGTTGCGTGTGTGCATTGGCAGTGAAGCAATTGTCTGAATGATCGAAAGGGCACGTGCGACCGTTGGAACACTCATTGCTTCAGCGCGGTTTGCAGTTTGTATTCCGTAGAAATAGAAATTGTTGTTTTCTGTAAAATACGGTGCAAGCGACGCTTCTACGTCTAACGGCGCGGCTGGAACGGCAGCGGCGACGCGTGGCGTGAATAAATCAAATAAACCCATGCCTGAATTGTGTCAGGCTTATACGGTCAACCCACCATGATGTCAAGATCATTCTCTGGGCGTGTCGCAAAGTGTGTCACGAGCGCCGTTGCCACTGCACCGCACACTGTTGACTGGGTTGCACGTCTTCCAATGACCCAACCGTCACCGCGACGCAACTGAACCGCTGCCAACACTTCTTCAGTCAATTGGCTTTGTCCTCTGTGCTTCAGGCGATTTGAATTGACCGCAGACAACAATTCGTCACACGCCTGCGGGTAAGCGGTATCCATTTCGAAAATGGGAATGCCAGCAGGTGCAAGGCGGGCGGCTACTGCACCAGCGGTTTTCCTACTGTAAAGCACGTATTCGGTCGGATACTTGCGTGCGTACTCTGAAAGGTCGTTTGCAATTTCTTTGTCATCTAACTGGAGATTGTTTGACCAGGTGTGCAGCAACTTAACCACAAATTCTTCACCGCCCAATTTTTGCGCGCCGACCAGGCTTGCGTGCTTTCGATCAGGTGAAAGGTCAATTGCAAGCCAGGTCGTTTTCTCAACGTCCAGGTCTTTCGATTTATCCAGGCAATTACCCCAACTGGCAGCGTCCACTGCTGAGTTGATCGCCACAACCCAACGGCACAACACTTCAGTCATTACAACGTCAGGCGGGTCATTCAAAACGCTTCGTACGTTGTCCTCATGGATAGTGATACCCATTGCAGGGTTTGCGTGCCGTGCGTTCTCAACGCTGATTTCGTCGGTTGGCGCTGACCATTCAAAATAGCCGATTTCATCTTCAGCCCCGCCGATCTTAGCCAAAGCACGTTCCCGAAAGGAATTCAGCACGACACTGCTGGAGTCTCCCGCGTTGGTGTAACTCATTACTAAAGGGTTAGGTGCAGCCATGAGCGTATAACGCAACGAGGCAAAACTTTCAATGTCGCTCATTTCGCGCAATTCGTCCAGGTGAATGGTTGACGGGCGAGAAACACCACGAGCAGCCGAACCGCCTGCCCTGATTATGAAACGATTGCCGTTGAGTGTCTCGATTTCTTCGCCGCCGTGTTGCCAGCGTATCTTCTTGACCTGTTTTGCCAATGCGTCGTTGCCTTCAATGATGTTGACCAATGACCTGAATTGTTCCAGGGACGTCGAAAGTCGGTGAGCCGACCCAATCTGCAACGGTTCGTCCCAAAGAAACAACCCGCCTAAAATTCTGATCAGTTGCAAAAATGATTTTCCATTCTGACGGGCAACCACAATGCAGTTGACTGGTGTTGCCCACCTACCGTCAGGCTTTACCTTGTGCGTATGTTCAAGGGCAAATTTCTGCCAGGGCATAAGGTCAATGCCCACGTCAGTGGCTAAATCTATGAGTTCAAGCCCCTTCGAAGGCAAATCGTTCAGCGGTGTGTGAATTCTAGGCGTAGAAATGCCCAATAGTCGTTCTGTGTCCCTACCCAAAACCGTTTGAAGCCCGTTTGAGGCTTCTTTGTCCCTGTTTAGGTCTTCTTGGGTCGTCTCAGTCATTTTCGTGGCTCTTTGAGTCGTTTTTGGGGGAGATTAAACCAGGAAGGGTCAGGGTTCTTCTCCT